GCAAGTCGGTTACCCTATGCGTTAGGTTGCTCCGGTGGGGCATAGGGGCTATCCTTTCTTTTCACTATCATCTTTACTTAGATGGAATACAATTCAGACTTCCGTCACGATTTGCGTATTGGCAACATGGGGGAACTGCTTTTGGGCAAACTCCTTGGTAACAAAACAGTTGAGGTAAAGCTAGACTTCGGCGTTCACAAGACTGGGAACTTCTATATTGAATACTCCTCAAGAAATCATCCGTCGGGCATAGCCAATACGGAGGCTGACTATTGGGTCTTGATTGCGGCATCCGAAAAGGGATGCCGTCACAAAGAAAACGAGGTATTCATGGAGGAAGATGACATCCTGTATCTAATCACAATCTCCACTGCGAGACTAAAAGATTTATGCAAGACAAAATACGAGCGCATAGGAGTGCCAGGAGGTGACAACAACACCTCGTTGGGAGTTTTAATTAAATCAAAAGACCTACTATGAGTGAAACAGATGACAAGGAGAGGGAACAATTCATAAGGATTGCAATGGCTCAGATAAAGAGTAAGTATAAGTTTAGGCCGCAGCGGCTTGCCGTTGCCGCGAAGATGTATATACGCTGGAAAAATAGTCCGAAAAACTGGAGAGAATATAGGTTATGAAGAGAAGGAGTGATTTTTACAGGATGTATAAGATAGACTATAATGAAATTAAAAATGAATGGAAACTAACATGGAACGGAACACCAATAATGAGCGGAAGAAAGGAATATCTGGAGCACTACCTAAATCTTTTAGTATGCAGAGGCAGTCTGATGTTTTAGACAACGACATAGCTGTTGCCGTCTATGGCACGCTAAAGGGAGGATATGGCAATAATTTTATTCTTGAAGACGCTACCCTTATGGGCAAGGGAAAGACCGCAGACAGGTATCCTTTGATAATACGTCAAGGAGGCCTTCCGTTTTTGCTTTACAAGCTAAACAAAGGCCACAACGTAGAGGTAGAGGTCTACTTGGTAAACAAGAAGGTACTACGCCGCCTAGACATTCTCGAGGGACATCCAGAGTGGTATTGCAGAAGAGAGATTCCTATTGTTATGGAGGAAATAGATACTGCAATTAAGGCTTGGGTATACTTTGGGCCAAATGAATATGACAATCTAACTTATTATGAGAGATACTAAATTTTTTATCGAGATAGGGAGCTGCAACTTTGGCACCCTGAACCATCTTGCTGGCCATGGATGGGAAGGCATAATTGTGGAGCCCATTGCAAAATATCTAAACGATATTGAGCGAATGCCCGGGGTTCAATACGTCAACAAGGCCATTGACACGACAAACTCTACACGAACTATGTTTGTCTACAAAGACGATATATGCAAAAACGACAGGGACTTTAGCGGTATGAGTTGCTTTGAAGAATATGTAATAGGCTCGAATAAAAACCTTGTTGAGGCTGTTGATGTTTTAACAACTACCTACGATGCGCTTATGCTTGAATGTCAAGTTAATAGAATTGATTTTCTGAAGATTGATACAGAGGGACACGATTGGGCCATCCTACAAATGGTAAATTATGAGGGGGCACTTCGTCCTCAAATAATTAAGGCTGAAACAAAACACCTAGGGGCCAATAAAGAGTTGGCAGTTAAGTTCTTAGAAGACCGCCATTACCTAGTGTATCAAGAGAGAGACGACCTATATGCAATAAATATAAAGTTATGAAAAACAATTTATCAATTGAAACTATTTGTGCTGTGTTTTGCAAGGCCAACAGCACGAACCTATTGGATTTATATACCCGAAGTAGAGAGCGTCGTATCGTAGAGACACGCAGGATGATATGGGGATACCTTCGAGAGAATACGCCCATGACCCTTAACGAGTTGGCAGAACTATTTAATAGGGACCATTGTAGCGTCATTCACAGCGTGTCAAAGCACAGGGTGGCAATATCTCTGTCGACAAAGGGAGCGCCGTATGATTTAGATTATAGCAAAAAATATATGGATGCAATCTCGGAGATAAGAATTTTAACTGATGAGATGCTTGGCAAGCTCATATACCGCGACTATCTGCTGAGATACCACTGCCCAACCACTCTCGAGTTCACATTTCCAGTTGTTCATGCGACGTCATTGCGAGAAGCAATAGAACAGTACGAGTTGTACAACCCAATTACCGATGAGGAACTAATAGCAGCCGAGGCCCTATGATAATTTCAGATAAATACAAGTGCATATTCATTCGTATCCCTAAAACCGGGAGCACTACGATTGAACAGATATTTATTGAGGCCGACCCAAAATGTATATCATCAGACAATGAGCGCCCTCCCTACGGACACGAAGGACACAAAGAGTTACGGGAAATTTCTGGAGAATATCGTTGGAAAAATTATTTTAAGTTCGCATTTGTTAGAGACCCATATACTTGGTTTTTAAGTAATTACTCAGACCACAAAAATTTTACATTAGATGAGGTTTTTAGTCTTCACGAAATCCTTAACGAAAGACATTCACTTCCAGAGCTTTGTGATAACATTGTTGATGGACCAAAGGCGTTGACTTTGGTTTCAATGATTCAGTTTTGGTATCATGGAGATTTTGTAGGCGGTAAGCACGATGTGATGACAAGCCAATCGGCTTGGATTTCAGATGATATAGATTTTATTGGAAGACTAGAGACATTTGAACAAGACTTAGGAATTGTCGCAAAAACCATTGGTCTTGATTTGCCTAAAAAATTAGAAGAAAAAAACAAAAGCTATTCAGAAAGACTAGAACTTAGTCAAGATGCAGTTCGCTTGATTACCGCTATATATCATGATGACTTTGAAAGGTTCGGCTATGAGCGAAGAAAATAACGAAGGTCAAGTGATTTACTTGCACGCAGCGCAAGTATTTTGGCATACCAAGCTAGGGAAGAAGCTAGTAGCAAATACCAAGGGCAGTGAAGATATGCCCATTAAGTTTGTGTCAAGAGCAAAAAACACCCATGACATAAACAGATTCCCCGAAACAATGAACTCTCTGCAGATGGCGCTATTCGGCGCCAGGAAGGTGCACAACTTCAGGGTGATAAAATTATACAGCAGTAAACCAATATCTAGGTCATTTGCCTATTTAGAAAAAGACTACCAGCAGAATTTCCAATGACTAATATAACCATGTTTGAGTCCGTCACAAAGACGGACAAACCGCACTTCATAGACGTAGTGTTGGCATTGGATAGAATTGTATCGGGCAGAAGTGCCGAGAGTGTCCTTGCCATTAGGGCGGGCAATGCGGAGCTAAAGAAGTCTCTCCCGGTTGCATTGTTCTCCGGCACCTTCTCCGTCCGCAAGGATGATGCGCTAGAGACCCACAGCGGGCTCATAGTCCTTGACTTTGACCACGTAAGCGCAGAGGCCTCAAAGGCTCTGCTTTCCACGGATGAATACGTCTACGCATGCTGGATATCACCATCAGGACAAGGACTCAAGGCTCTTGTTAAGATAAGCAACCCCGAGAGGCACAGAGAGCACTTTAGAGCCCTTCAGACGTACTATGAGAGCACTTATGGCCTAGAGGCTGACCCGTCGGGAATAAACGAGTCTAGAGCCTGTTTTGAGAGTTACGACCCTGAGTTAGTGCTCAACGAGAACAGCAAGGTGTTCGGGGGAATGTTAAAGGAGCAGCAGGAACATCAAGTGGCCCACATGCAGGAGCTCCACACCGACTACGAGAAGCTTAGCGTTGTTGCCAGAATGGTGCGCCGAGCCCAAGATGGCGAGAAGCATGTAGTATTGCTCCGTGCCGCCATTCTTTGTGGCGGCTACGTCGCTGCGGGGAGGATGGAAGAGGATGAAGCAGAGAGAGTGCTGCTCAGGGAAATCGAAAAGAAAAGCAGCGTAGAGAGCCTATCTCTTGCCAAGGTTACAATCAAGGACGGCATTGCCGAGGGCAAGAAGATGCCCATCCGAGATGTCATAGAGGACGAGGCCAGGATACGCCGAGAGATGCAAATAAACGACGGAGATATGTCGTTTATATCATCAGACGACACCGACTACAACTGGATTGAGAGGTTTGCCAAAGGCGATATAATAAGAGGACTTAGCACGGGGTTTGAAATACTAGACCAATATTTTCTGTTAAAGAGGGAACTCACCATTATCAACGGGCACAGCAACGTAGGTAAGACCACTATGGCGCAGTTTCTAATGGTGGCATCCGCAGTTCAGCATGGATGGAGATGGGTTGTGTACTCTAGCGAGAACAAGACAGCATCCTTTAAGATGCGTCTTATGGAGTTCTTGCTTGACAAGCCAATTGATATGATGAACTACGATGAGCGCACGGTGGCATTTAAGTGGGTCAACAAGCATTTTACCGTTATTAGCAACGCACAGGTATACAGCTACTCCGACCTTCTAATTTTCGCAGAAAAGCTAGTGCGCCAAGAGCGTTACGACGGATATCTTATTGACCCCTACAACAGCTTAAAGATTACGATGGGCAAGAACAACCAGGGTATAACCTCCCATGAGTACCATTATGAGGCAGCATCCGAGTTCTTGACCTTTACAACGCAAAACGACATTGCCCTTTGGGTAAACGCTCACGCCATCACCGATGCTGTTCGCCGTAAGGGCCCCGATGGATTGCCCGTGGCGCCTATGGCAGAGGACACCGAAGGTGGGGGCAAGTGGGTCAACCGTGCCGACTCTGTACTCACATTTCACAGGAAGGTCCAGCACCCTGAGCCGGACATCAGATTCAGAACAGAAATACACGTTAGGAAAGTGCGTAACACTGAAACAGGAGGTGGCAACACGCCCTATGACCAGCCTGTTCTTTTTGAGCTCAACTATACGCGCACCGGAATGAATCCGATGTTTGGCAAAAAAACTTTTAGACCAATGCACTTGAATTCAGGGAGTATTGACCTAACTTAGTAGTAGTGAACTATGAAAACATTCAAATCATTCTACCAAAACCGCCCAGCCTTAACGTATACTATGCGGGTCGCCACTTTATGGTCCGTAAAAAACATAAGGAAGTCTATTGGAAATACATTTCGGCAGCGCTTGCGCCGTTTGGCAAATTTCATCTGGAACGATTTTCTATTGCTGTGCGCTACAATTGTCGCTATGATGTTGATAATGCTATATGTTGTAGTAAATTCCTTGCTGATTATCTACGA